TAAAAACGAAATAATAAAATCAAATTTTAAAGTTGCCGCTGGATCATTCACGATTTCAGAGGTGATGTCTATGGTGTATAAGGAAAAATTCTCCCATGGACTAGACTACGTTGTCATAGACTACATACAGAAGATACAGTCTCCAGGAACTCAAAATAGAAACAATGAGGTTGGAGATGTATCAAGGAAGTTGAAAGACATGGCCAATGAATTAAAGATACCCGTTATTGCACTAGCTCAGTTATCTAGAGCAGTAGAGCATAGAACGGACAAGAAACCTATGTTAAGTGACCTAAGAGAATCAGGAGACATAGAGCAAGATGCAGATATAGTTGCATTTTTATATAGAGCAGGCTACTATATGGAGCCAGACGAAAGAGAATCTAACCCATTAGCAAAAGATGGCTATGTTATTATAGCAAAACACAGAGATGGAGATTTAGAAGATATACCTTTGACGTTTGATTCAAATATACCAGCCTGGGAAAACGAAAATAGTTTACCGCCTGTTTATCAGCAGATGTCATTAAAGCCAAACACTGACTTTTCAGGCTCACAACCCTTTTAAATTAAATTATTATGACAAAGAAAGAAAACAAAAAAGAAAATGAAACAAAAATCTCGTTAGAAAATAACAGATTTACTCTATGCCATGTTGGAGAACTTGTTGTTCACTTAGAATGCCTTTATTCTAATGATGAAGAGTTTGGTAAAGAAGTTAGAAATCTATTAACAAAGAATGGGGACTTAGAGTATAAAAATAGATGATAGATATTTTTGAAGAAGAAGATCCTATGATTTACTGTGCTGATATTGAAGTATCTGCACTTATACCCATTAGAGGAAAAAAGCTTGAGAAAAGAACATTAATAATGAATCAAGAGCCAATAACCCTGCTTAATGGAAAGATTCCTTCTGAGAAAATAAAAAAAAGATTATTTGGGAGAGTTTATAAGAATCACATAAACAAGAGTGAATTTGAGAAAATTACATTTAAAGTAGAGAAAATATATAATGTAAAATTCTTGTCAAAATTGTGTTATAAATTTAATCCTGTTATTCATTAGTGTACACATTAATTATTATATTTGTAAGTAAATTAAAAAGTTTAATATGGAAAAACAACTTTTACAAGTTTTAGAGTTTCAAAAAGCATTTAGCGTAGATTGTCCAGACAAGCCAGTCATGTTAAAAAAGCCAAGATCAAGACTTCGACAAAAACTCCTACAAGAAGAGGTAGAAGAGTTGTCTGAAGCAAAGAATATTATAGAAGTATCAGATGCAATGTGCGATATACTATACATACTATTAGGCACAGCACACGAGTACGGATTAGCCGACAGGTTGGGGATGCTATTTGATGAGGTTCATGGATCTAACATGAGCAAGCTAGGGATAGACAAGAAGCCTAGATTTAGAAAGGATGGAAAAGTGCTAAAGCAAAAGGGATATAGAAAGCCTAAGCTTAAGCCTATAGTAGAAAGAGACTTCACTGTATATAGAGATAGCGATATAATGAAAGAGCTAGCAGAAGTAGAGGTTAAAGCGACAGAAAAAAAAGTTATAAAAAATATTATGTCTAGATTAAATTTCTTTGATAGAATGATGTTTAAGTTTAACTTGTTTCTTGAAAAGAAACTTTCTAAAAAGGTAGACGTAAAGTTTCCTCAGAAAATAGATGGTAATATAACAGTATCAGTATACGGTAAAGATTACTATGTATACAACTCGTAGAAAGTACGGAAATAAAAAGTTAGTTGTAGATGGGGTCAAGTTTGACTCCAAGTTAGAGTTTTTCTGCTACAACGTATTAAAAGAATGCGATATAGATTTTGAATTTCAAAAGAAAGTAGTATTATTTGATAAGTTTAAATATAACGGTAAGACAATAAGAGCTATAACAATGTTGATAGATTTCGTGATTAACCACGATGGTAAAACCATATATCTTGACACTAAGGGGTTTGCTACCGAAACATCTAAAATCAAATATAAAATACTAAAGTACAAACTGAAAGAAGATCTATTCACAGATGTGGTTTGGCTACACAATCAAAAAGAAGTCAGAGAATATGTAAATAAATTAAAAAAAAAGTAAATGTCAACAATTAACAGAGTAACCCTGCTAGGAAATGTAGGAAATGTAGAAGTAAAAGAATTTGGCGAAGGAAGAAAGCTAGTTCAGTTATCTTTAGCCACCTCAGAAAGCTATAAGAAAGGCGATGAGTGGATTGATAAGACCGAGTGGCACAGATGTATATTCGGTATACCAAACCTAGCTGAGAGAGCTTCTAATATACAAAAAGGAGATAAGCTATACATAGAGGGAGGAATACAAACAAACTCATGGAAAGACAAGGAAGGAAACGACAGAAGCATTAAGGAGATTAATTGCACAATGTTCAGAACTTTTCTTAAAAACAAGAATAATCCTGAAGCCAAAAAAGAAGAGGTGTCAGATATGCCATTTTAGGTTAAGTTAAACCAGAAAGGGGGTGTTTTTATTTTCGTTTAGCACCCCTTTTTAACAAAAATTAACACATGGAAGAATACACATTAGAATACACTCCAGAAGATATAGGAGAGATAGTTGAAATGATTAGAATTCAACACGTTAAGCTTCATGCTGAACCTTTTTCTAGAAAGATAGGAATGAAAGAGAAAGCTTTACTAACTGTAGAGGAAGGGAGAGGTCCTCACGGAATGTTAACCTTGAAAAAGATTAATGAATCATTTCCAAATATTAATGTCTCTTTGATCGTTAAGATTTCTTAGCTTTTCTTTTGGCTTTTTTTGCCTTTCGCGTTGCTTTTCTTTTCAAACGCTTTTTTTGATGATGCTTAGATTTGTCTGAGCTATCTCTGTTTTTTGAGAAGTGCTGTTTCTTAGTACTTGTTCCAGATGTGTGAGCTTCATCCATCATGTCTCCGTTACCATCAGTACCATTTTTTCTTCTAATAGCTTTAAGTATAGCCTGAGCTTTTCTTCTCCACGGCTGCTTATCGTATTCCTTATCGTATTTACGTTTTTTATCCCTAGCTGCTTTGTTTTTCTTATAATACTGAGCCGTCTTAGATGTTCCGTATGTCTTACCTGCGTATCTGTTTCTAGCCATTCTCTAATTGTTGTATCATTTGAAAATGAATTTTAGCTATCCTGTCTCTTCCATCTTCAGACAAAAGATACTTATGGCAGTTATCAGAGTTAGTCATAAAGAAGTTTTCTGATAGTATGGCAGGCATAGTAGTATTTACTAAAACGTAGAAATTAGACTCCTTGTCAGGATCACCATCCGTGGTATCTTTTCTCATATACTCTCCCTTAAACTCTCTCATTGATTTATCAAAAAGAATTGTAGCAATCTCGTCTGATTTTGTTTCTCCGGGAGATGTATATACCGACCAACCATTAGCTGATTCTTGATTAAAACCATTGGCGTGTATGCTAACATATATACATGGCTTGCCTGATGATTTTGCTATAGAGTTAGCCTTATCTGTCCTATAAGATAATGGAACATCTTCTTCCGTGTCTACAAGGTTTACAGAATCAATACTGTTAGATTTACATAGATCCATAAGTCTTTTAACTATAGCTCTATTAAACTCCCCTTCAAATAACTGTTCTCCATCAGGCCACACTGGAGATCTTTTACCAGCAGTTTGATAAACTCCATCTATAATTCCACCATGTCCATTGTCAAATATCCATAAATATTTTGATTCACTTTCAGTTGGAGTTATTGATATATCAAATTGAGAATCACAATTTGGACAAGTTACTATTTTTGACATATTTTAATTATTATTGATGAAGCCAAATAGGCAATAAACATCACTATTATTACCCCATTATCTTGAAAGGTCTTTAGCTTCGTTTTTAGCTCTAGTTATAAACTGTCTAAGACATTGTAGCATATTTTTGCCAGTTACCGATTCAACTGATTCGTTTATTGATTTTATCTCAACTACCACGCAAAAGAAAGCAACTATTTTAGTCATTACAAGCTCTATCGCTATAAAGTGAGACACTAGATCCCCAGCTATAAACTTCTCCACTAAAAAGGTTAGAACTATAGCCAAAGAATATAATAAAGACTTACTAAGTGTCGCTGATAGTTTTCTACTCTTAAATGATACCCATCCATTCTTTTTTACGCTTCTCCACACCCCAAAACAAGTATCTAGAAATATTGAAAATAATGATATATAGATCATCGGAGCGACTGGAGACAATACAGCTATTATAGATGCTGCTGCTATTGCTATGTATGTTTTCATTTTAAGTATTTTCTTATTATCCTGTAAGTAATATATACTACAAGCAAAGTTAATAAAAATATAACTAAATAATTTAAGACTTTTGTGTACCAGGGTTTTAGCTCATAATACTTTACCGGGATTTTTCTTTCTATTATTTTTTCAACAGTTACAGTGTCGCATTTACCCTGAACAAAAACATTATTTCGTATTGTGTCATGAAATATTTTAATAGTAAGCCTTTCTTTTTCTAAGATTAATGTATCTTTTGATATTTCGTGGAAGAAGTGTTCATTGATTATAGTATCATGAACAACTCTAGGGACTTCAACCTTTACAGTGTCTATTTGAGTTATAGTATCTGTAGTTAAAAGGTGAGGAAACTTTTCAACCAAGTGAGTAAACCTAGCCCTAGGGCTGCAAGATGCAAAAAGCATTAATATCGTAGCTAAAAATAAAGTTCTCATAATTATTCTACAGGCATTGGATCACTCCATTCTGGTGTTTGCATAAGTGCCAAAGCTTCTTCGTGTGTTAATACTTGTAAAGGAACTATTGTTCCATCTTCTATAAATGTTGGTGTGTGATGCCATTTTAAAACAAATTCAGTTAAAGCTAAATTCATTCTAATAGTGTCAATACTTGTTTCTCCAACTTGTGAATAATCTACTGCATTTGCTGCTTCTATTGCTATTATTCCGTAATGTTCAAATCCGTGCATTTTATTTTATTTTAATTTGTTTTTATGTAGGTACATCAGTTGAAAATGGTTCTGGATTTCCCATCACTGCATCAACTCCACTACTTCCGTGATTTATTAAAGTTGGTTGTGTGTCACCATCGCCACATCTTAACCAAACTAAACTATTGTATGCAGTTAAACTTGTAGGCAATCCACTATTATATATTGCTGTTATTTGTGATTGACTTAATTCTGTTTCATATAAACTAAATTCATCGATTATGCCTGTCCAGAAATTTCGTGAATAACCATCGATGTTAAACCAACCTAACCTCATTAATGTAGGTGTAAAAGTGTCCCACCAAATTGTTTTGTCTGTTGAGATTGTAAAAGTTTGAGCAACGAAAACCCCATCTATATATATTTTTGGCTCTGTTCCGTTATGCGTCACAAATACGTGTGTCCAACTTGTAGAACTTAAAACAGAATTATCAGTTGTTAAATTCCATTGAACGGTTGGGTTTATACGGCATTGTGTATTGATTGTTCCATCACTTTTA